GATAAGTCAATGCAAAAAGAACAAGAAGGTAATGTTGAGTTTTTAGAAGACAAACTTAAACAATACACAGGTAGAAAATATGCTGTGGCGTGTAGTAATGGCACAGACGCATTACATTTTACTTTAAGAAGTTTAGATATAAAAAAAGGTGATGAGGTATTGACAACTAATTTTTCTTGGATTTCTACTGCGTCTTGTATATCTATGGTTGGTGCAACACCTGTATTTTGTGAAATTGATATATCATCTTATCATATGTCATTAGATAGTATAAAACGTATGTATTCGGATAAAGTCAAAGCAATAGTTTATCCACATCTATTTGGTAATATGTCAGACACAAAAGAGATAATAGATTTTTGTAAAGACAAAAACATTGCATTTATAGAAGACGCAGCTCAATCATTAGGGGCAAGTCTTAATGGTGTTAAAGCAGGATCAATAGGTGATATATCAACATTAAGTTTTAACGCAAACAAAGTTGTTGCTGGGATTGCAGGAGGTGGTGCTATACTTACAGATGATAAAGATAAAGCAGAGATATTTAAAAAATTAAGAAGACACGGCAACAATGAGATGTTAGGATATAACTCAAAGATGTTATTAATGAACGCTGAATTTATAAATTTTAGATTAAACAGAATAAAAGAATGGCAATCTAAAAGACAAGAAATAGCAAAACAATATGATGAACAATTAAAAGATTATGTTACAATACAACCTAGAACAAACGGCCTAGATCATAATTATCACAAATATGTTATTAGATTACAAAACAAGGAAGATAGAGATAAATTAAAAAATATACTAAACGCAAAAGTACATTACGACAGACCTTTATCCGAAAACATTATGTACAGAAACATTGAACATAGAAAAGATAAAACTTTTGCAAGTAAAATAGTATGTGACACTATATTAACTTTACCTATTCATCCATATATGACAAAAGAAGAAGTTGATAAAATTATAAACACAATTATAATAACACTAGAACATAAACAAAATACGTTTGTTAACGGTATAAAAAAGATATTAGGTAATGACTTATTTGATAAAAAACTACTCAATGAAACAACTGAAGATATTTACGATTATATTATTGAAAAATGTTATCAAACACCAAAATATATTGAAGATGTACCTTTTAAAAATAAAACAAAATTAAAAGTTGCATTTAATAAATTTTATGAAAACCTTAGACGAAATACAAGATAATTATTTAGCTATAGACTTCTTTTTGTCAATGTCTTGCAATAAGAATTGCCACTATTGTACAAGTTATACTTTAGAGATGAGAAATCTAACAGTTGATATAAATTTTTTAAAACAAACTTTAGATTATCTTAAAAATTATAAAATCAGAATATGTCTATTAGGTGGTGAACCTGGTCTTATTAAAAACCTAGATGATGTAATAAACGAAATAAAAAAATATCCTAACTTTGTGTGTTCAGTTTTATCAAACTCATTTATTCGTAAAAGATATCCACATATACTTGAAGATAAAGATATACTTTATGTTGAACATAATATACTAGATTGGTATGAAAATGAAGTAACAAAACTAGGTAACTTTGATTACATACCTGAAAATAATTTTAACAACTATAACGTTGTTGTAAGAACACCTAACTATTACAAATATAAAGATAATCATCCTGATGTATTACAAAAATTAAATCATAAAAATACTATGTGGAAAACATTTAATGGTAGATCAAAAGAATTTACAGATGTTATACAGGCAGATGAGATTGATCGTAAAATGTGTGCGGCTTTTCCTATGGTGCCAGTTATTGATTTTGAAAAGAAACATATTGTACATTGTAGTAAAAAGTTTGCTAACAATACCGAACTATCTAAAACATTTGAACTAACACAGGAAAATATTGATAAGATGATGAACTTTAGATTGTTCAAATATGAAAACTATTGTAAAACTTGTACTGAATGGGTGCAACCAAAAGGACACTTTCCTATGAGAAAATATGCAAAGGTATTAAATGACTAAAATATATTCTGTAGCACTCAACTTACACGACCATAATACATATGATGGTGTGTTTCATAATCAAAGAGAAAGGTTTACAAGATTTAAACATAATCTACCTTATCACGCTGAGGCTTATGCTCATCAATCAGATATTTTAAATCCTGCAGATTATAGACTAAACAATGAATTTGTAAAACAATACTTTGTTAGAAAAGAAGATGTATTGGCATTTACATATACTTATGGTGGTATAAGAATGTGTAAAGATATTTTGCCAAAAGATATATTTGATTATGTGCCTAAAAAATTATGGGATTACTATTATAAAGATGGTTTATATTTTATAGATCATCATCAATCTCACGCCACTTATGCCTTTCTTAATTCAGGTTTTGAACAATCAGATATACTAGCAATTGACGGTATAGGATCAAAATATAGATGTGTATTTTTTGATAAAGATAAAAACTTAATTGATTTATCTGATAAATTACCTATCGGTTGGTTATGGAATCATATGTCTAATTTAACTGGCTTTGGCACACTTGGTGCTAGTAAATTAATGGGTAAAGTGGGTTATGGAAAATTTAATCAATATTATTATAATGTGTTTGAAATTATACTAGATGGACCTATTACTGAAAAGAAACAAAAACATTTTAAAGAGATAGACTTATCAAATATAGATGATCTAGCATTTACATTGCAAAAATTTACAATAGATAAAATAAAAGAACATGTGTATCCGTTAAAGAGTTGTGATAATCTTTGTATTGCAGGTGGTGTTGCTTATAATGGATATATGAATGAAGAATTTACAAAACATTATGAAAATGTATTTGTACCACCTGCTGTGGGTGATGAAGGACAGGCAATAGGTACATATCAACACGCTGACTACATATTAAATAATAACGTTCACAAATCAGAAACGTTTGCTGGCAAACAATATGAATATAATGAAGGTGAGAAAGTGAATTATAAAGAAGTTGCACAGGCCATTGCAGACGGTAAAATAGTTGGTTGGTTTCAAGGCAAATCAGAAAGTGGCAATCGTGCATTAGGAAATAGAAGTATATTAGCTGATCCTCGTAATCCTAATATTAAAGATATTATTAATCATACTATAAAGATGAGAGAAGACTTTAGACCATTTGCACCTGCTGTATTAGAAGAACACTACAAAGAATATTTTGATACAAGATTACCCAGTCCTTATATGAGTAGAATATGTAAAGTTAAATCAGATAAAGTGCCTGGTATTACACACGTTGATGGCACTGCTAGAATACAAACAGTTAATAAAGAATTTAATGAAAAATTTTACAATATCATAAATGAATTTTATAAGATAACAGGCATACCTATGTTATTAAATACTAGTTTTAATTGTCGGGAACCAATAGTTGAGACCCCTAAAGAAGCCATAAATACTTTTAACCGAACATCATTAGATATGTTAATTATAGAAGAAAGGATTTTAGTGAAATGTATATAAATGAAATATTAGAAAAGGTATTTCCAAAAAAAATAGATGAACTGATTTCAAAACAAGATTATCTTGGTATGCGATTGAGTGGTGGTATTGACTCAGCACTTATGACCTTTTTAACAATGACAAAATATCCAAACAAAAAAATTATACCTATAACAATATTTAATAAACTTAGACCTGCTGCTAGAAATCCAGTAAGACGAGTAATAGAAGCTTTAAAAATATTAAATCCAAATAGTATTCTTTTAGAACCAGTTACAGGAGAATTTGATACATCAGGTTATGAATTTAAACCTGAAATGGAAGAAGAATTTATAAAAAGTGGTTATACAAAAAAATTTCACCCTAAAGACGTATTTCAAAGAAAGTGGTTTAAAGATATTTTTGATAGAAAGGATGATGTAGGTAAAGTGAATATACTTTTTTCAGGAGAAACTTTAAATCCTCCAATGGATATTCAAAAAAAATTAAAACCACAAAGTACGTTTCCAAAAGATAGAAATTTAAAAAGACAAAATATTTTATCAAAATACAAACATAATGGTATATACAAATACGAATATCGCCCTTTTCGTAATTTAACAAAAAAAGAAGTTGCCTCGTGGGTAAAAGATTTAAACCTAGACACAAAAATTCTACCTTTAACGGAAACATGTGAACTAGAAATTTATCTTTATCCTAGTTTTGATAATGACTATAAATTAGGATATACAAAATGGGGTGAAGAGCCTTGTATGAGATGTTGGCCTTGTAGGGAAAAATATTGGGCATATGGTCACTATGATTTTATGACTGAGGAAAAAGATGATAGATATAAGATTATTTAAAAATATAATAAAAGAAGGCAGACATAATCCTGATCTATTAGATTCATATAGTCCTAATCAATTTAAATCCAAAGAAGTTTTAATTAATCACGTTAATAGTTTAAATATTTTAGATAAAAAATCTGAAATCACAATACTTGGTAGTTGGTATGGTAGTATATTAATACCTGCGTTTAAACAAGTAAAAAAAATAACTTGCATTGACATAGATGATAAGGTTATTAGAATTGCAAAACAACGATTATTTAAACATTATACAAATACAGATTTTATAACAGCAGATGTTTTTAATTTAGGTAAATTTAAATACGGTGTAGAAAATTCTAACTTAATTATTAATACTTCTTGCGAACATATGCGACCAATGAAAGAACTTAATTTAAATACAAATGCTTATTTTGCCTTTCAATCTAATAATATGTTTGATATACCAACACATAATAATTGTGTTAATAATATTGATGAATTTAAAGAACAAATGCCAAGTAACGCAAAAATATTAATTGAAGATCACATTAAAGATGATAGAGGCACTAGATTTTTATTAATAGGTAAATTATGAAAAGAGTAATTTATAGTTTTTACATTGATATACCAAAAGACGAACTTGATATATTTGATAAGAATATATTAATACCAAATAAATCTGTTCCTATCAATTATGTTACAAAAGATGCCTTTAAAAAAAACTATACAAAATTAGTAGCTTGTAAACAATGGTATGCAAAACAATTGGGTGTGGAATTTAAAATGTTTGAGTATGATGTAGATTTTATCTTATACAAAGAAGATATGCAAAGAAATTATCCATACATTACAGCATACAATGTAGTAAATTTTTACAAGATATATTTGTTTTATAAACTTGCTGAACAATATGATGAAATACTTTATTTAGATTTTGATGTAGTACCTATGCATACTGATAACTTCTTTGAGGCATGGGACTTATCAAAAGGTATTGCAATACAACACAATACACATAAAGTTATTCCTATGGAAGCTGTAACTGAGCGATCACAAACTATTCGTAGTCCAACAGCAAAATATTATAATGCTCAAGCAATGTTATTAGATAGAGGGTTAAACCCTAAACACCATGTGGTAAATACAGGTATTGTTGGTGCAAATAAAGAGCACATACATAAATTAAAATACTTTGATAACTTTGACTCTGATATGGCAGAGATGAGCAAATTAACTAAAGGCCATGATATGTATCCTAAAAAGATAACAGACTTTTTTGGTTGGGATAATGAAACATTATTTGCAGTTAAGATATCAGAAAATGATGTACCAATACAATGGTTAGATCAGAAATGGCATTACTTTTTTTCAGATCAAGGTTTTGTGCCAAAATCAGTTGTACTATGTCACACTATCAATAAACAATTTGATGTTGTTTGGAGAGCATATAATAATGCTTAAAATTTGTACTGTATATTTTGAAGGTTTATACAAACCTGAACATATATCAAAATTATATAGATCATTGAAGAAACATAGTAGTGTACCTTTTGAGTTTGTCTGTTTAAGTGATACAGACGTTGAGTCAGATGTAGTATTACCTTATAATCATTATAGTAATATTAAGAAACATTGGCATAAGTTAAAATACTTTAGTTCACAATTTGCATATCAGAAACCTGGTGACGATATTATAATAATGGATATTGATCAACAGATTGTAAGTAATGTTGATGATATATTAAACCATCCTGTAAAAGAAAATGAATTTCTTACTTATGATAGTTGGTGGAATATTAAGACAAATAGATTTGCTGATAAAGTTATAATACCTATTAATGGAGGCTTCTATAAATTTAAGTCAGGCAGTTTTAATTACATATGGGATGATTTTTCATTAAATCCAGAATACTGGCAACTACATTATTACAATAAAGGTGATGTTCATTACAAATATTATGGTGAACAAAATTATGTCTTTTGGAAATTAGATGAACATAAAGTAAACATTAAGTATCTGCCAGGTGAGTGGGTTGTAAAATATACAAATGAAGATGGACAAAATATAGAATTAAATAAAATGTATGCTAAAAAGTTTAATACAGATTATATGATACTTGGTGAACCTCATAATAATATAAAAATTATTCACTACTTAGGACCTAAAAATGAAAAAGACATTTAGAGATAAAGGAATGACTGCTGTTACAAAGAGTAGTCCTGGAAATGTAGATACTTCAGATTGGTTTACAAAGTTATCTAAAACAGGTGAAGAAAGAAAAAAAGATCCAAACTCTATTATGAATAGAGCAAAAGATAAAAGAAGTTGGTTCTGTCATTTTCCTTTTAGTGAAATGTTTATAGAATTAGATGGTAGATTTAAAGCGTGTTGTCTTGCAACTGGAAGTAAAGATTATAATATAAACAATACATCTATAAAATCATGGATGGAAGATAGTAAATATCTGAATGATTTAAGAAAAGAAATGTTAGATCCTGCAAAACATGGTACTAAAGCAATTAATGAACATTGTATAAGATGTGTTAAAGACGAAGCTCGTTATGGTAAATCCAGAAGAACTCACCACATGTGGAAAGAGTCAAGTCAAAAAGAACGTTGGGATGCTATAGAAAGAAACGTTAGAATGTACGAGAAGACAGGTGTATGGACTTTTGACGAAAGAATAATGCAAATTCAACTTAAATCTTTTGGTATAGAATGTAATTTAGATTGTCATATGTGTAACCACGATAGCTCATCTATGAGGATTGATATGATGAGAAAACACAAAGTATATAGTGAAAAAATGTTTGGTTCAATGAAAAAAACTAATTATAAAATTAAACTTGTTGAAGATAATTTAAATAAAATAAACAAAAAAGATGTCATTGAACAAATAAAAGAACTCGCACCATATTTAAATAGTATAAAAATTATAGGTGGTGAGCCATTAATAATGAAAAAGTATTTTGAATTTTTAGAAGAAATAGTAAAAACTGGACATGCACCTTATATAACAATCAAGTTTCAAACAAATCTTACAAAATTAGGTGAAGGCAAACATAGATTTATTGATTTTGTACCTAAATTTAAACAAATCTCATTTACAGCTTCAATTGATGGTATAAATCAATATGCTGAGTATTTAAGACGAAGATCAAACTGGAAAGAAATAGAAGATAATATAACTTTATTAAATTCTGAAAAATATAAAGGTAAAGCTTTTATTGATGTCAATTCTGTAATTACATGTTTTAGTGTATTAAGATTTTATGAAGTTATAAAATATTGTAAAAATAATCCAGATATACGTTCTGCTGGTTGGTTAATGATTGAAAGACCTAAATCATTAAGGGTAAATAATCTACCTAGAAAACTGAAAGATCAACTTATACCAAAGTATGAAGGATGGCCAGATATTCAAGCTGCATTACGAATGGATGAAGAACCAGACAATGATTTTCAGGACACTTTAAATTACATGTTGAAACAAGATAAGGCTTATAAAGGAACTAAATGGGAAATGAATTTGTTTGATGTATTTCCTGAGTTAAAAGAATTTCATAATGAGAATAATTTGTTGTAGATTTGGTGATAAGTTTAGTCAATGGCACGTTGATAACTTAAAACATATGATTGATGAATACTCTGGTATAAAATATGACAGCTTTGAAGTTATAGAAGATGATTTATATGGTAACTGGTTTAACAAATTTCAAATGTATAATAGATTTAGAGATGATGAAAATTTATATTTTGATTTAGATGTAGTTATCTATGACAGACTTCCTAATCTTATAAGAAAAAACTTTACACTATTAGATGACA